GGCGGACCCGCTCTCGTCGTCGTCCACAACCGCGTAGACCTTCGGAACAACGACCCCGACCGCCCCCAGAGGGCGATTGACGGCTTCAACAACCTCCCCGCTAGGCGACAGGCACAAGCCCTGTTCCGTCTGGCACGGGACGAGGGACGCATCCCCGCCAACGCGGCGTTCGGCGGCATCCACAAGCGGAACTGCCCCTGCGGGAGGCACAGCGGAGCCCACGGGGTTCGGTTCCTGAAGATGCCCGACAACAAGCGTCTCTACCGATGCGAGGTCTGCTACATCGCCGCCTACGCCGCGGTAGGGCGGAACGGGGCACTTCCTCCTCCTCCGCCCGAGTGGAGCATGAACGGGGTCGCCGCCGCGGCTCACGCAGACCACGACGTCTGAGTAAATACCCGCAACTCTAAAAAAGAACGGGAAGCAGAATTAAGGCGATTTCCCAAGACCTAAACAGGTCACAGACATACATTTTTACATAGAATAGCAGGTAAGGATTTGATTTTGGGAACATATTTGACCATTTTGACTCAAAGAGAGGTAGGAAAAAAAATAAGTTGAGGCATCTCACTTTTTCAACTTCCCTAGGGAGTGTTTGTCCCAAAAGGGGTCCTTTTCTACCCATTGGGTTCCTGGGACCTTTCTGGAATCTTGCGGTTCTACAAATGAGCAATGATGCCGACAAGGGACCTCTCATCACATGGCATCACTCTCTGGAGGACTACTTCCGTGAAACGGGCGAAAAGGCAAACTGTCTTGCGTGGTGTCATAAACGGGCAGAAGAACTCTACGACGGACGGAAGACCTTCATTGACCTCCCCGTCATCATCCTCTCCGCCATCACTGGGTTCCTGTCAGTCGGCAGTGAGCAAATATTTCAAGGATGGTCCTATACCCCCGTTGTTCTGGGGGTGTCTTCGCTGTTCGTGTCCGTCCTCAACACCACTGGGTCCTACTTCGGCTGGGCAAAGCGACAGGAAGGACACCGCATCAGTTCCATCCAGTATTCCCGCCTCTACCGATTCCTCTCGGTTGAACTGGGGTTGCCTCGTTCGGAGCGACAAACCCCCACGGCTCTCTTGAAGTATGTGCGGGACCAGATTGACCGACTCCAAGAAATCAGCCCGTTAATCCCGCCCGAAATCCTCTCCGTCTTCACCGACAAGTTTGGTAAGGTAGAGGACATCGCAAAGCCCGAGGAAGCCAATGGTTTAGAACGCATCACTATTTACCCGTCCAACAGTGTAAAGGATGCCCCCACACCTTCAGATTTCCCCCTACACGATGGGCAGACGGTCAGGATTCAGGACCTACGTGGGCGGGACAGCACTCTCCCGCAAACCAGTGGAGTTGGAGAGAGCCATCCAACAGGCGGACGCCCTGCGGAAGGGGGGCAGAGCGGAGGAAGTGAAGTCATACGCCCTGTCGGAGACGGACATGCGGAAGGTCATTCCGACGTTGAAAATAGTGTCCTACCCCGACCTGCTGAAAGCACGGAGCATAGACGAGGTGCTGGACGAGAAGGGTCGCCTGATGCTGCTCTACCTAACGGAGAATGAGTCCACGGGACACTGGGTCTGTCTCCTGAAACTCCGCGACAAGCCCATCATTGAATACTTTGACCCGTATGGCGGCTACAAGCCCGACGGCGAGAAGAAGTGGCTGTCCAAGGGTGAACTCCACGAGTTCGGACAGGACACGGACCACCTCACCAAGTTGCTCCACGCATCTCCCTACACCATCAAGTCCAATGCTGTCAAGTTCCAGAAGGAGCGGAACGACAATAACACGTGTGGACGTCATTGCCTTACCCGTCTCTACTTGAAGCATCTGGATTTACCCCAGTATACGGCTCTCGTAAAGTCCACGGGCATCCCCCCCGACGACTTCGTCAGCGGCTTCACCTACAACCTCATCGGTCGCTGACGACCTCAAATGGTCGGTAAGTAAGGCAAAAACAAAACGTTCCCTTTTACAAATGTCGTTCACGCAGCGGATTCAGACAGGTTCCTCGGCGGACGGTGAGTATGTGTATTACAACGCCACCATCGTCAACAACACGGTTGCGACCAACCAGACCACGGATGACCCGACCATCTACTTCCAGGACACCCGCCAGTTCCCGCTCATCAAGGACACGAGCCAGTATGTGGTGAGCGTGGACAACATCCAACTCAACGGATGCCAGAAGACCCTGCCGATTCTGGTTCCGCAGATTGTGACGGGAACGGACATCAACCTGACCATCTACACCGTGTCCTTTGGTCTCTCCATCGGCACATCCATCGGTAGTGGCACGTCTACGACGGCATCTCCTCGGTCCTATGTGGCTACGGTTCCGCTCACCTGGGTTCCTGAGAACCAGGCACCGTTCACAATTGTCCCGACGACGGCGGTTCCTCGCCAGGCGGAGTCCAACTACTACTTTGTCTACTCCTACTCGCACTGGCTGGACATCCTGAACAATGCCCTCACGACGGCGTATAGGACGGTCATGTATAAGGCAAACCTGGACACAACCTTCGGCGGAACCCGATGCCCCTACTTTGAGTATGACTACAACACGGGGCTGTTCTCCCTCGTCCAAGATGCCTTGACCTCGTGGCTGCCCTACGGCACCATGCCTGGTTCCCCGTCTTCCGTGTCCTCCGCAACCCAGGGTGTGCTGGACCCAACGCAGCCGTGGTCTCCCTTCTTCCCGACCAACACCTACTACGGTGCGGGTATGGGCACGGGTTCGGGCACGGGCACGGGAACCTCCGTCGGCTCGTGTGCCTATGGTGCGTCCGAGTTCTCCTTCGTCGGTATGAACACCAACTTGGAGGGACTGATGACCAACTTTGACACCGTCTACTTCGGTGGGCAGAGCAAGATTCTGTCGTCCGCGTCTACATCCTACTCCTACACCCAGACCTCTTCCACGGTCACGGCTCCCGCATCGGTCTCCTGGGTTGCGGGAACCACCACGCCTGTCTACTACCCCGAGAACATCATCAACGTCATCCCGACGAGTTCTTCAATCTTCACACTCTCGCCGCCCTGGTCGTCTGCCAGTTCGCCCCTCCTCTACTACTTCCGTGAGACGCAGGACTTCATCTCCACTGGCTCTCTCTGGTCGCCCGTCGCCTCGCTGGTTCTCACGACGACGCAGGTGCCCGTTCGCCTGGAAATGAACGCCAACCCAGTCCAACTCGGCGATTCCAACTCGGGAGGTGCGACGGGTCTCAGTGGAGCATCCCAGAAGGTCCTCTTGGAGACGCCGATTGATGCCATCACGGCGGACCTGTGGCGTGGCTTCATCCTCTACAAGCCCCTCACCCCCATCTTCTCAGCCCTAGACCCGAGCGAGGGTGGGCTGACGAACATTGACCTTCGTCTCGGGTGGCGTAGTCGCCTCACCAACGAGGTCATCCCGATTCAGTTATACAACTCGGGAACTGTTTCCTTCCGCCTCCGCTTTGTCAAGAAGTAGAGCGACGTGGCTCGGCGTTTCTCTCCAAAAAATCTCCTTGTCGTCCTAACAAACCATGACGACCGAAGTGAGTAAGTATTCGGTCTACGACCCTCGTGTCATCCAGACGAAGCCGAAGTATGCCGTGGAGAAGGGTGCCCTCAGCATCACGAACGTGTCCTTCAACGCCCAGACGGCGAACAACTCCACCCAGCAGTTCAACGTCATCGTCCCGTCCGAGAACGTCTTCATTGACCGTGCCGTGGACTGGATTAGCAGCGGTGTCGTGAGCATCGCCGTGTCCTTTGCGGCTGCCCCGTCGGGCGGTCAGATTATTATGGGTCCTGGCGACGTGGCTCTCGCCGCCTTCCCGTCCCACCAGTGCGTCCAGCAGATGACGGCGACCATCAACGATGCGACGGTCACTGTCAACACGGCGGACGTGCTGAACTATGTTCTCCGTCTTCAGGACCTCGCCCAGCACCGTAAGCAGCGGACCTGCCCGACGATGCTGGACCTCTACGCCTACAACCCGCCGAACTCCTACACACAGGGCGGACAGCCGCTCTACGACAACTCCCCGCTTAACGGCTACGGTGTCCGCTACACGTCGGACTCGTCGCCGAACGGTGCGTGGGCGGAGTGGTGGTTCTGCGACAGCACGGGTGCCATCCTCGCCTCCCCTGGTCTTCCCGTGGCGGCGACTGGCACCACGGCTGCCTACACGGGTGGTGGAACTGGCACGACCCAGACGGTCTACCTCCGTTGGCAGTCCACGGAGAAACTCCTCCTGCCGCCGTTCATCTTCGGTGATGCCTTTGAACTCTCCACGGGTCTCTTCGGTGTCCAGAACTTCCAGGTTCAGATGAACATGCTCCCGAACCCGAGTCGTGCCGTCCGCCTGTCCTCCTCGCTCGTCGGTAAGCAGGTGGGAACCTCGGGCATCACGGCTGTGGGTCTCCCTGCGTGGGTCACGACGGGTCTTACGTCGTCCTACGCCCCGTATTCGTTCCAACCCGCCCTGTCGGTTCAGTTCATGACCCCTGCCCTGGACGTCCCGCTGCCGCCGAAGAGCATCGTGCCCTACATGGAGTTTCCTCGCTACATCACGACGGGTGTGGTGTCTGCTCTTCCGTCCACGCTCGGCACATCGTCTAGCATCTCAAAGTCGCTGGTGTCAGGCACTCAGTTGACGTCCAACACGATTACCCTGCCGAACATCCCCGACCTGCTGATGATTTACGTCAAGCCGACCACCCCTGGTCAGTCCATCTTCAACGTCGGCACTGGCACGACCACGTCGCTCGGCACGGGCACGGGCACGACGGGCTCGGTTCCCTACCAGTCCGTGGTCGGCACGGGCACGGTCAACGCCCCTGCGAGTGGTCTGTGGGACAGCACCATCGGCGACTTCACGCTGCCGATTCAGGGCGTCAGCATCAACTTTGACAACTTCTCGGGTCTCCTTGCCAACCACACGCAGTATGAACTCTACAAGATGTCCATCAACAACGGTCTGGACATGGACTTCAACACGTGGTGCGGTGAGGGTCGCCAGGCGTCGGGTGTGGCTCTCGGCACGACGGTGACCAGCATGTATGTTAGTCTTGCGGGTGGTCCGCTGGTTCTCCGTCCTGGTCGCGACTTCGCCCTTCAGGCGGGTCAGGCACCTGGTCTGGTCGGCAACTTCACGCTCCAGTTCACGCTCACGGTCGGCAACCAGTTCCTCGCCCAGTTGAACGGTCTCTCCCTCTACGTCGTCCCCATCAGCAGCGGCTTCTTTGAGACCATCAAGGGTTCCAGCCGCATCATCAAGGGTGTGCTGACGGAGCAGGACATCCTGTCCAGCCCCGCCCACGCCCCCGATGCCGACCTCCAGCGTATGGTCGGTTCGGGCATCAAGGACGACGTCCGTTCGGCGGCTCGTAGCGTGAAGTCCCGTATGGGTGCCTACATGTAAAGTCGCCAACCAAAACAATGAGCAAATGGTGGGGCGTGGGGCTGGAAGGCGATGAAGAGGAACCCCCCTTCAATGGTCCACCGCCGTATATACCACCAAAGCGTTATGAGAACAAAAAAGCAAAGATTCATCTGGGAAGGTGGCAGGACACCAAGAAACTACCACAACAGAGCGAGAGCAAGGTTGTTAGGAGAATACGGATTCGTTTTCCAATCTCCCTTAATCGCCTCGTGCGACTTATGAAAGACCGCCCGTTTGCGTAAGGCATACCCTTTTGGAACCCTCCCTTCCCTTTCCAGATGAGTCCAAAGTATAAAGTCCCCATACCCAACACGTCCGAACCGAACGGTCTGACCTGTTGGCGTCTTGTATTCTACCTTATGGATGCCGTCGTCTGCCATGCGGACAGCATCAGGGTCATACCCGTTCAACTCTGCCCTCACCTTAACCGCCCGAAGGTAGTTCTTGAAGAACGGGTTGCCCTCTCCTCGCCGCCACGTCTGGGGCAGCGTATAGTTGGTAATAAGCAACTCCTTCCTGTCCTTCTGACCAATGTGCGACGTCTTGGCATGATGCCCCTTCACACCATACGGGTAGAGTTGGAACCCCGCGAACGCGTCCCTGATGCGTGGTGAGTCATTGATGGTAATGAGGAAGTCCCCCTTGATGCCTTTCAGCACCTTCGCCATCTCGTCAAAGTCAAAGGACTCGGACCCCGCGGCGTAGCCCAGCCCGTCGCTCTTCTCGTAGGGCGGGTCTAGGAAGAAGAAGGTCTTGGCAGAGTCATACTTCCGAATGACCTTGCGGTAGTCCTGGTTCAGGAGTGTAGCCGAACCTAACCTTTCCTTGTAGGCGGCGATGTTCTTGATTTTGGGGGCGGGGTTGGAGTCGGTGGCGAGAGCAGATGCGTCTTCAACGTATGTTCCTGCGAATCCATTACACCTGCGGAGAATACTCTCAACCACTTTCGCACCGACGGTGGATTGGTGACCTGAAAGGAACCGCCGTTGAGCGGCAAGGGTTGTTGGGGTGGGGTAGGCGGAGGCGGAGGTGGGGGCATCCACCACTCGTCGGTAGTCCTGAACCAACTGGGAATCCAGGTCATTTACAACCTCCTTATTACTAGGCGACTTTCCGAAGAAGACCGCACCGCCGCCGAAGAACGGCTCCACATAGACCTCATGAACTGGGAACAAGCGTTCCAGCATCTTGACTTGCTTTCTCTTGGACCCGCTCCGACAGAACAGCGGCTTCATTGTTAGGGGCAATGATTATTCCATCGGGCTTCCACCCCAATATGGCTTCTACCTTGTCCTCTCCTAGCAGGTGAAGAGACCGAGCCATGGAGAAGTAGGTGGACTCCTCCCGCCCGATGCCGCCCTTGGAGAAGCACAGGGCAAACCAATCCGCCAGTAGGTCAACCAGCATGTCCCACTTGGTAATGCCCAACCGCTTCAACTCGCGGGGGTCTGTCTGATGCGTCCCGTGAACCGAAGGCGGAAGGTTCAGCAACTTGGCGTTCGGGTTGACCAACTTGGCACGGGGCAGTTCCTTCTTGATGTGGTCCCACAACTCCTTGGAGTCCGTGATGACGTTCAGAATCCTCAACTCGGTCTTGGACTTCAAATACCGAACCGCATTCTCCACGAAGCCCTTGTCGGGGCGGTCGGTTCCCCGCAGGTGAAGGGTCGTCCCATACGGGTTGAAATCCTTCAAGATGGTCTTGATTGCCTCCCGCATCTTCGGGCGGACACGCAGGTGGGTCGCAAGGTCCGTGACGTCCCACTTCCTCTCACCTCGTCCATTGGTCACAATCACATCGCCATCAATCTTCTCGTTGACCTCAAACCGCATCAGGGGACCCTCGTGGTCCTTGTCCATCGTGTTCGGCGGGAACCGAACCAACTCGTCAAGGGTCCAGCAGGGCGGCACAATCTTGATGCGGCTCTTACTCACATGAATCATCCGACAGACCTGCTCCTTCTTGATGGTCTTGATGCCTACAACCTCAAACGAGTCGTAGAAGTCAAACTCCCTCATCCCACACCATATAGCATCGTCCCAGTCCACGCAGAGTGCCGTGTTGAACTTGCGGCAGTATGCGAAGCAGTGTGCGAGAACTTGAAGGCGGTCGCACCACCCCTCTATTCCCTTGAATACAACGACAGGCATTCCTTTACCTACTAACGAGTTTTTTATACTTAACCTTTTTTACGAAGTCCCCCATTTCGTCCGTAAGTAATTCACGACGTTCAACACATCGGTAGACGTCAACTCGCCGTCATACCCCAGCACCTCGCAGAAGGTTATGGACTGGGTGTTCGGAACGATGCTGGGATTGGCGAAGGCATTCAAATACCCCGTTCGGCTTCCCGTTGAATACCCACTCGCTGCGTTGCTTCCAGTCAGTGTCAACGACGTGCTGTTGTAGTAGGCAAGGTTATTGCCAACAGTCGCCGATGCGAACTCTCCGAACACCGCAGCAAGGGAGGTTTGGTTTGCGGAGAACACATCGGTTGTAATACTTGTAGACCCTCCGAACGATGCGAGAACCATGTATTGCTGTGCCCCAGAGGTATAGAGTTGAATAAAGGGGTCGCCACCATAAGTGCTTCCAGCGAGGGGAATAGGAGTTGAGGTGAGGGCAGCATTGAACTTGATGACCCAAAAGAAGGCACGAGGTTGCCCCGTGAAGTTCGTGGTGTAGGTGGCATACCCTACGTTTGGCTTGAATGAGACCGCCGAAAGACCATTGACGGTCTGGGATGTCGTCGGTCCAGTGAACGTGGCACTACCGCCGTTGGTTCCATTGTTCGTCCAGGTAGTTGATGTGAGACCTGAATCACCCTTGAACCAAGTGACGAGCGGAGCGGTCAGACCTGCTGGGTTGAATGGTGGACCATATTGTAGAGTCGCGGAGACCGCCTCGTTCACCCCAGCAGAGTTGGTTGCGACGATGAGGAAGAAGTAATACCAGTTGGCGGTGAGCGTGATGCTAGATGTAAAGGTCGTAGCCAACCCCGCTGGGAAGTTGTCTACGTCCCGAGGGAAGACGGGCGGAGAGTTGGCACCGCCGAACAGGTAGACAACGTAGGACGTGTTCCCGTCTCCTCCGTTCAGCAAGTGCCATGTGACCGTGGCACTACTACCCGACCCACCTGCTAGGGAGAAGTTGGTAATGACGAGGGACGGGAGAGCAGCCGACCCCGCATCATAAAGGGGCAGGGCAGGACAGCCCGTAATCGCAGCCGCCTTGGGATTGCGTGGGCGACCGTTGGTTCTTGGGTTATACGGGTTGTAAGGCATTGTGTTCTTACGAGGTTCTTTTGTCCGTCTTTACTCCGCCCCGCCTATGGGAGAGGTAAATACCTCATTACCGCACTATATACGGCTATGATGCTGGTATATACGAAAAGACATACAAAAACACGTGTAAAATCATTAATGATTTTACTGCTTTTTCCTATGTGATTTTGGTATATACGATGCTGCTCTATGTATATACGAATGCTCTATGGTATTTACCTATTGGAACGCTGAAAACGGATTCTGGTCGGGTAAGCAAATAGGTCTTGCCGCCGACAAGAATGACCGTCCTCTCTACTCTCCGCTACACCACCTTCCGCTACGTCAGGAACCAGTGCTGGTATAACGCCGCACACAACATCATCACCTACAAGAACCTCACGGGGAAGAACCTACGATGGGTCTGCGGAGCCGTCATCATCTGGGCTGACCGTAAGAACGGCTTGTCAATGTCCATCGGGTATGGCGGGGGGACGCGTCGGGACCTCAACCTACGGGACGCGATTCGCAACTACGACGACAGCCACGCCTGGCTGGAGGACGACGAGGGCAACGTCTACGACTTCTTCTACGAGGAGAATGTCCCGTCCATCGCTCACCCCGACTTTACGCTGGAGGCGGGGTTCATAGACGGGGTTCCTCGCAAGGTCCTCGCACAGCAGGGGTATGACCTCCGCCCCTTCAACGAGGTCGCACAGGCGGCGGTGCCATGTCTACTCTTACAGAAGAAGCCCACCGACCCAGAGATGGTGGCGAGGCAGCGGAACCTTCGCAAGGCGGTAGGGGACGTAGAGAACGTCCAGGTGGCGTTCTTCTCCGAGACCGAGTAGGAACCGACCAACGGGCAGGGGCGAACCCGACAACCCCATTTTTCAAATGTCTCCATGCGGTGGGGTCTGCGGGAGGTGGGCGTAGGTAGGGTTGGTAGGAGTCCCCAGGTAGATGATGCCGTCCCGCAGGGCGAGGTGATGCGAACACAGGGAGTGGAGAACCTCATTCATCTTCTCGGGTCCCCAGTTGGAGGTGAAGTGGAAGGCAACCGCATCGTCCGTCTCATACATCTGCTGCGAGTGGAGAAGCATCTCTGTCCCGTGCTGCCGATTCAGGACGACCTCACAAAGGAACGAGAGGATGTCAACGAACTCCCCCGTAATCTTCCAGCGATGCTGGTCGGCACCAGGCAGCGGCGTGTGGCATTGACAGATGGTAATCATCCTTACCCTTACGTAGGTTTTACTTTCGTAAACTAAACTCGCATACTGGTAAATGATGGATGGAAAAACGCACATCGGCGATTGCTTGGACTTGGTCAAGCAGTTGGACAATGACAGCATTGACCTCATCATTACGTCGCCACCCTACTACAACAGCGGACACAAATACCAACGAGCCAACGGGTTCCACTACACCGCGGATGTAGGGGAGCCGCTCTATACCATTGAGGACTTCTTTGAAGCCGTCCACCCGAAGTTGAAGCAGGATGCGGTCGTGTGTCTGAACCTGGGCTTCTCCTACGGCGAGACAGGGGTGATGCGTCCCTACGACATCGTGGACCGCCTACGTCGTCGGGGCTACTTCGTCAACGACCAAATCATCTGGCACAAGAACAACCCCATCCCGATGCGGAACCGCCTGACCAATGCCTACGAGCCCATCTTCGTGTTGGGCAAGACCCCGAGGACGCATTACTACACCACCGAGTATACCCACAACGTCTGGAAGCATCCCGTGTCCTCGCAGGGCAACGGGCACTCCGCCACCTTCCCCGAGGAGATTCCGATGGAGTGCTTGAAGCATTTCAGTAAGGAGGGCGACCTCGTGCTGGACCCGTTCATGGGGAGTGGCACGACAGGTCGGGCGTGTGAGAAGATGCGTCGCCGCTGGATTGGATTTGAAATAAACTCTTCCTATGTCAAACGTTGATGGTGAACTGGTTCCGTCCTGCCTTTTCTTGGAGGTGGGTCGTGCGTCTACCTGTTCACATCCGCCGACCTATACGCATCCGCGAGGATGGATGGATGAATAAATAACCTGGACGAGGGGTAATGCGAGTTCTTTCTCTTTTTGATGGCATCTCGTGTGCGAGGGTGGCGTTAGAGAGAGCAGGGCATACCATAGACACATACTACGCATCAGAGGTGGAAGTCAACGCTATAAAGGTCGCACAGAAGAATCATCCAACCACCGTTCAGTTGGGGAGTGTGGTGGGTCTAGTGCCGCCCGAGTGCGACCTGCTGATTGGCGGGTCGCCGTGCGTTGACCTCTCCATCGCCAAGAAGAATCGCAAGGGTCTGGAAGGCGAACACTCAGGTCTGTTCTGGGAATGGGTTCGCGTGTGGAAGGAAGCCAAGCCCACGTGGTGGGTCTTGGAGAATGTGGCGAGTATGCCGAAGAAGGACAGGGACATCATCACCGCCACGCTTGGTGTGGAACCTGTGATGTTCAATGCTGCCTTGGTGTCCGCCCAGAGTCGTAAGCGTCTGTTCTGGACGAACATCAAGTTTGACCTGCCTGAGGACAGAGGCATCATGTTGAAGGACATTCTCCAAGCACCCGCCGAGGTGGATGAGCGGATGCTCGTCAAGGGCGGTAAGTCGGCGTGTATTGATGCGAATTACCACAAGGGGTCATCGCTGGAACATGCCATCAAGAAGAAGGTGCGAACGATGGTGTATGTGGGTGCTGTTGGAGGAACGATTCGTAAAGGTATGGAGGGTCAGGAACATCTCTCTCGTGGACATCACGAAGGCAACCGCATCTATGACCCAATCGGTAAAGCACCCACACTCTCGGCGAATGGCGGTGGAACTGCGGGGTCATCTGCTCTCATCAAGGTCGGGCGGGAGATTGGGCGACGACTGAATGCCGAGGGAACCCGTGCCGATGCGGACGCTACGCTCACCTACCAGCGACGCATTGAGACCCGTGAGGATGGGAAGTGCGGGACACTCACCAGCGTCCAGAAGGACAACCTTGTCGTGAGCGATGTGGTTCGCAAACTGACCCCCATAGAGTGCGAACGTCTACAAGGTCTTCCCGACAACTATACGGAGGGCATTGCGATGACCCATCGGTATAAGTGCTGTGGGAATGCGTTCAATGTGGACGTCGTGGCTCACATCCTGCGTGGCATACCCAATGGGTAGAAATGGACCCTTTTTTGGACAAACACTCCCTAGGGAAGTTGAAAAAGTGAGATGCGTCTACAAGTTTTTTTTTCGGACACTGATTGAGTCAAAATGGTATAAAATCTACCCGAAACCAAAAGGACGGGTGTAAAGTAGAGTAAATGAGTAAGTGTGAGACCTATTTAGGTCTTGGGAAGTTGTCCTAATTCTTCTACCCATTAGACCTCGGCGGGGACCTCCTCCTTCTTGGTGTGAGGGAGCAGGGCAATCTGCTTCTCCAACTTGTCCATCTCCTTCCGCAGCCCTTCCAGAGTAGCGACCGCATTCTCTGCTAGTGCCTTGTAGCCGTCCCGCGACTGCTCTGCCTTCTGTCGCAGGTCCTCTGCCTGTTGCCATAGATTCACCGCTCCGTCCCGCCCCTGCTCGGCGACGAGGCAATGTTCCAACGCCTTGTTCCGCTCCCACTCCAGCCCCGCTGCCTCCTCCTCCGCCTTGACCCTCATTCCCACCTCCGCCACCAAGTCCCCGCCCATATGCTCGTGGATGTCGTCAATCACCTTGTGCTCCTGTGCCAGTTGCTCCGCCACCATCTCTTCCAGTCGGTTCAGGTTCTCCACCATGATGTCAATCCACCTGTTCTCGTCGTTGTCCTTGACTCGTCCGCCGACCCCCTTCTGCTTGTGGTTGAGGAGAAGAGTCCGCTGGTCGCTGAATGCCGTGTTCATCTTGTTGTAGGTCGCCATTGTGCTGTCCGTTTGTTTACCCAGCCGCGAATCCGTTTTCCTCGCACGTTTCCAGATTTACCTCGTCCCGTGAGTCGTTTAGATGGTAAATACTTCTTCTAACTAGTAGTTAAATGAAGACCGTGTCCGAGTATATGATGTCCCTTCATAAGGAACTCGTTGAGAAGCGTGGCGTCGCAGACCAGACAGCATCGCAGTATATTCGCTCCCTCTACTCGCTGAACAACAACCGCCCCTTCACCAACCTTGCGTGGCTGAAGAACAAGGAGTCGGTAGACCAGCGTCTGTCGGAGTTCGCCGAGTCCACGCAGAAGACCCTGCTGTCCGTGGTGGTTGCTGCCCTGTCGTCGGTCAAGGACAAGCCGACGTATAAGAAGATTTATGCCCACTACTACAACGAGATGATGATGCGTAGCAAGGAGTCCCGCGAGAAGGACACCAGCATCAAGACGGAGAAGCAGGACAAGAACTGGCTCTCGTGGGATGTGGTCAAGGCACACGAGGAGCGTCTTGCGGAGGAGGTCAAGTCACTCGGAAAGGACGTCAGCGTCGGGCAGTGGGAGGGTCTCCTCTCCTACGCTCTGCTGTCCCTCTTCACGGAGTTTGACCCGCGGCGTAATCAGGACTACCAGTTCATGGACGTAGTGAAGAGCCACAAACAGGCAACGGCTCCCGACCGCAACTACTATGTCCTTGACCCGCCGCACTTCATGTTCCGCAAGTATAAGACCAGCAAGACACACGGAGAGCAGTCGTTCCCAGTGCCCCCCGCCCTTGTCAAGTCGCTGAACCTCTACCTCTCGCACCACCCTGCCCTCGCTGGGAAGAAGGTCACCGCCAAGACCCCTGCGTTTCCGCTTCTCGTCCAGGCGAATGGAACGCCGCTGACCGCCGTGAATGCCATTACCCGTGTCCTCAATCGCATCTTTGGTCGCCGTGTGGGGTCTACGATGCTTCGCCATATTTACCTTTCCAACAAATATGATGTTCAGGAGATGAACGACACCGCCGAGAAGATGGGGCACACGGGGGCAGTCCAGCGGGAGTATTTGAAGGGGGGCGACGAGGACGTCCAGAGCATCACGCTTCCTACGGCTCCGTAAAAACCTTAAACACATTGTCTTTACTTACTACAAATGCCGTATTCCCAACTTGGACAGGACACATCGGTATTGAATGCCTACCCTGACCGCGTGGGCTACTTTGTAGACATCGGGGCGTATGATGGAAAAGAATATTCCAACACCCTGCTGTTAGAGGAGAAGGGATGGACAGGCATCTGTGCGGAGCCGAGCCCTCCCATGTTTGAGGAGTTGAAGAAGAATCGTAAGTTCTGCTTCCTTACGGACAAGGCGGTCTGGCACACGACGGGCGAGACGGTGGAGTTTGCGGTGGTGGAGAGTGGTGGTCAACACGGAATGCTGTCGGGCATCACTGGGTTCTCCACGGGCGAATACAAGGCGGCACAGGACAAGTCCCGTAAGGTTCAGGTCAAGACGGTCTCCCTCAACGACCTGCTCGTCACCGCCAACGCCCCCAAGTTCATGGAATACCTTTCCCTAGACACCGAGGGAACCGAGTATGACATCTTGAAGGCACTTGACTTCTCCAAGTGGGTCTTCGGGCTCATTGACGTGGAGCATAACTTTGAGGAGGCGAAGCGGGAGAGCATCCGTCGGCTCCTAGAAAGCAACGGCTACGTCTTTCTCCGCCAGAACAAGTGGGACGACTGCTACATCCACCACACCCAGACGTCGGAGGTGTCCGTTTAAAACGGATGTAAAATACTCTTGACTAGATGTAAGCAAGTATGGACGAAAGTAAAGTAAGTGGCTTTAAGGGAACGCCGCTCAATGGAGTAGTAAGTATGTTGGCTACATACGACCAACTCGGCTGGGCGGTAGTAAGTGGCGACATGGGGTATGACGAGACGGCGGGGAAGAAGCGGTTTGACTTCCACTCCAAGAGTTGGAAGGACGACCCCGTATGCCGAGAGGGTGCGACGGGGTATGCTCTTCGGACGGGTCCCATCAGCGGGGTCATGGCGATTGACATTGACGACCCGACTCGCCCTCACAACCAGACCCTGATGAAGATGTGCGAGGAGGCAGGAGCCATCAAGCAGGTCACCCGTAAGGGCATCCACTACCTCTTCAAGAGCGACGAACGTCTCCGCACCACGACCAACGCCAAGTTGGCTCTGGACATTCGCAACCTGAACGGGCTGCTCTACGTAGAGCCGAGCCGCTACAATGTTGCGGGACGAACCCAGTTCTACAAGTTCCAGAACCTCCCGACCTCGCCCGACGGGGTTCCCGAGTGTCCGCAGTCCATCGTGGACTTCATCAACTCCATCTTCCGTCCGAACCTTACGACCGAGCAGAGGAAGACCATCCGAGAGACGGTCAAGAAGGAGAATGCTGGGATGGACAAGTTGAAGGTGGACATTAGCAAGACGTCGGAGGACGTTCGGACGGCTCTGATGAGTATTAACGTGGAGCACTGCGAGAACTACTCGGACTGGATTAAGGTCGGACTGGCTCTTCACCACGAGGGTCTGGGCTGGGAGTTGTTTGACGAGTTCAGTCGCCGCAGCCCGAAGTATAGGGAGGGCGAACCCTACCACGTCTACGAGTCCTTTGCCAACCGCCCGACGGAGGAACCCATCTCGCTACGCACCATCTACTGGTGGTTGAAGAACGAGAACGACGCGGTGTTCAAGACCCTGATTAACAAGGAGGAGAACGAGGAGTATATAGCGTTAAAGAAGAAGCACGAGGAGACCTGCTGCGTCATCGGGTCCAAGATTATGTTCCAGCACAGCAACGGGCGGTTTGAAATGATGAGCCACCACGATGCGATTGTCAAGTATATGCCCCACGTCTTCCGACAGTGGGAGGACGGGAAGATGGTCAAGCAGTCCTTCTACCACTGGTGGATGAAGGACCCCACTCGTAAGGAGTATGACCGAATGGACTTCCTTCCGCCTCCTCTGGTCTGTCCGCCTAACGTCTACAACCTCTACAAGGGTATGGTTGCCGAGACGCTGCCCCCAGTCCCCGACGAGGAGGTCATGGACCTCATCCAACCCATCCTGCGACACATCGCCACCCTTATGCCCGAGAATGAGGACGGCGACTGCTACTTCGCCCTGAACTTCCTCGCTCAACTCATTCAGGAGCCAGGAATCAAGTCAGAGGTGGCACTGGTGCTGCGGGACATCCATCGGCTCCTCGCAGAGGGAGGCGGCAACGGTAAGAACCTGCTCTTGGAGTTCCTAGGCGACAAGGTCATCGGCGAGAAGTATGTAGTGACCATCGCCAACAACGACGAACTCTACAACCCCTTCACGGAACACCTAGAACACAAGTTGCTGGTCTTCGTCCCCGAGGCGAACGGGGCGGTGAACGGGAAGCAGATTGACTACCTGAAAGAGATGGTCACCCAGAAGAAGCGGTCCATCAATCGCAAGGGTGTGCCGAAGTATGACCAGTTAGACCATGCGAGGTATATATTCGCTGCGAACACCCCGAACCCGATGGGGTCTTCGGGCGGCACCCCAGGAGACCGCAGGTTCGCCTACTACGACGTAGACACCAGTCATCGGGAGGACAAGAAGTATTTCGGGGAGTTAAAGGCGGCGATGGACGACCCTCGGGTGGCTCGGGCATTCTACCAGTATTTGAAGGCGTTCAAGTGCTACAAGAACCCGCTGGAGTTCCAGATGAACCGACCGCATACGAAGGCGTGGAGGTCGCTGCGTAGGATGAACGTCTCCCCCATTCTGCGATGGGTCATCCACAAGGTAGAGCAGGAGGATGACATAGACGGCGAGGCGTCCTCCATGTTCAAGGAGTTCCAGACGTGGATGACGGAGAACAAGGAGGAGGCGGACTTGAAGATGAGCCAGAGTGCCTTTACGAGGTTCATGAAGGAGAACCCGTTCACCAAGGAGGTGGAGGGCGTGAACAGGGGTGCCTACAAGTCCAGCACCACACACATTACCCTAAACATGGACCACGTCCGACGCGAGTTAATCAAGCAGGAGTATATGAAGCCGAAAGCCATGGACCTGCGAGACCTCTGGGCGGAGGTCACGGTTCCCACTACATAAGCGACTCCCAACTCACCCCACCCTTCTTATACGTCCGAATGGCGGCTTTGAGTTCAGTCGCAGAGTGGGTCTTCAAGAAGTCCCGCTTCATCTTCGCCCCAACATAAGGTTTCCTCTCGGAACCTTCTTTTGGTGTGGTCTCCTTCTTGGGCTTCAGACCCCGCACGGCAGCCATCTCCTGGTGCTCCTTGGGTGGATTGATGCCGAGCCGCTTGGCTTTGGTCAATGCTCGGTAGTGCCTGGACCTCTCAATTGCCTTCTTGTCCTCCGCCAAGTCCGAGCGGGAGTAGGGGAACGGCTTGTGCTGGTTGCCTTCGCCCATCAGGAGTGCGAGGGTGTGCTTACGGTCGGGCACCGCTTTGGGACGCGTCCCGCCCTTCGTGTGCTTCCCCACACCCGTCCCGCACAGGTTCTTCTTTCCCTTACCCAGCATCAGGGGGTCATCGCCCTGACCTACGTCGTTGAATGTTTTGAGGTAGTGCTTGTTCAGTTTCGCCTTGAAGAACTCAATGACGTTGCTTGGCTCGTGGCGGAGAATCTCATTGACGTCGCCAAAGTCCAGCATCAGTGGAGGCGGGTCGGCATTACGACCGAACAAGTCATGGAGCGGGTCGCCGTGAGCATAGACACGCTTGATGTCAAACCCCTCGTGAGCCATACCCAGATTCTTCGGCTCAATCGCCGAGTTAAACGTCAGAGCCGACTCCACCAGTCCCTCACGAAGAAAGTCGTCGCAGATGGCTCCGCCGAGTGAATGACCCACAGCCCCATACAGAACCGTATAGCCAGGAAGTTGCTTGGCGATTCGTTCCTGCCATTCTTCCACCTTCTCGGCATCCTCAATATACCGTGTCGTGTCTTCCAGTCCATTGAACGGAATGGTGATGTTGGCTTCCCAGTCGGTTCCCGTCACGGTTCCCCGCACTCCAATGACGCAGAGAATGGTCTTGTTTACGGAGCCATTGAGCGAGTAAAGAAGCAGTGTGTTAGACGCATCAAACAGAAACCAATCGCCTATTTCGGCTGGTGGTTCTTGTCCTTTTACTTTGGCGTAGGTTGCTGCGGCAATCTTTTGAAGGATTGCCGATGGGACTATTTTTCCCAAGTCGCCGCCTCTCATTTGTGGTTAGTAAGTAGTATTTTTAGAAAGGACGGACGGGCGGTTCACCCGCCGACGTCACAAGTGAGGCATCAGGCAGGGGTTCGGGCTGACGAATCTGACGTTCCGTCGTGAGACCCGTGACCGCATTCATTCCCCGTTCCTCCCGAGTGCGTCCAGGTTGACGCTGCTGAGTCCCGAACGGTGCCTGAACCGCCGACGTGGACCCGAGGATGCGAGACCCAATCTCCGCCACTGCCCTCTGGCGAACATCCGCGGGTTCGTTGATGACACGGTTGATTTCTAGGCACAGACGTTCCAGACGGTCAAGCACCAGACCCGACGCACGGAGAACCTTGCGGGACTGAGCGTCCAGGGCGAGGGGACCCGCCGCCGCCGCACCCGTCGCCAGACGCTGGGACTGGCGTTTGAGGTTGCCCAGAACCTGGACATACTGGGCGAGTTTGCGGTCCGTGATGGTCGCACCCAGGCGGAGCAGAGCACCCTGAACCTTGTTGAGGTCGTCAATCATGGAGTTGGGGAAGGCACCTGACTCAAACTCGTCCAGCACCTTCGCCAGTGCGGCATCCAGGTCATCCGTAGACGGCGAGACCTCCACGGGCTTCGGCGGACCTCCCGAAAAGTCGCCCTTCTCAATGGCGTTGAGTTCAGCCACCCGACGATTGCGAAGACGAGTGAGGTAGGACTGACCCTCGGGCGAGTAGAAGAAATACTGAGTGCCGCCACTGAGTTCGCGGGGCGGGTTGCCGTCCGTGTCCGCACCGAGATTGTTGAGCGACGTATTCGCAGCATACCCGTTGCGGGGAGTGGGAATGAACTGACCAAACGGAGAGTCATACCCAGCACCACCACGCAGACCACCCGCCGTCTGGGACTGGGCGGTCTCAATACGCCCATTGATGTGGGATGCTGACTGCGACGCCTTGTTGCGGTGACGCTGGGACCTCTCAGTCGTGTCCAGCACACCCATCTGACCCAGCATCTTGCGGTGGTTATTGCGAACACGTTCAAGAGCCACCGCCTTGTCGTGAGCATCAAACGGGTTGGCGGCTCCAACCTCCTCATCCAGTCGTGGCATCTCCTGTGCGGGACCCCAGACGTGTCCTACCTTATTCCGAGCGTATGCCTGGTCGGGAAACGTCCAGTCAATCCAAGGTGTCGTTTGGAGCGTCGGCATTTGTAGTCAGACACGAAGAAATACTCCATTACTTAACGGCTCCGCCACGCAGCCGCCGCCCTCTTCATCAGGTCAGGACCAGGGTGCTTGGCTGCGAACTCCTTCACGAACGAGGCATACGCAGACGGCTTACGTCCACCGACCTTGCTCATGTCCTGCTCCTCCGTCCCCCAGCCACCCGCCGAGTCGGGGGCAAGGTTATTCAGACGGGCTTGGGGCTTGTAGCCGTTGTGCGGGAACCTGGAACCAAAAAGCTGTTGCCAGTCATCACGACCCGCACCGCCAGACATGTAGGCAGCATCACTGCCCATACCCTTGCGTCCAAACTGCTGTGCCATGAGGTCATGGATGCTGGGACCCTTGGTCATTGCCATGGCTTCAGCCCCGCCACGGCGTCCCTTACCCTTCACCGCTGACGCAGATGCCTGAATCTTGGACTTCTGGTCTTGAAGGGCGGCAATCTGTTCATCAATCTGCTGCTTGGCGTCCTCTGCCGCACCACGCCCACGACGGTGACCCAGACCCACCATCTTCAACGCCGACGCAATCTGCTTGGGAATCTGCGTCGGACCACCCGCCGCCTTCGGGAGGTTCTCGTTGAACTTTGGCGACTCCAAGAGGGCGTGGATGTCCTCCTTGTTCTCCGCAAGAAAGTCATAGACCTGCTTGGCATACCTGGTGACCTTCTGGAAGAACGTCTCGCCGTCGGCACCTCCCTTACGAGCACGTCCCGTCGGGGTAAGACCGCACTTACGCAGGAGTGCCTTCGCCTTGCCCGAACCCTTCTTCGCTAGGTGAATCAGTGCCGCCTTCTCCAACGCCCCAGCGACCCCTCCACCACGGGCACCGCCCTCCATCCGTGCCTTCGCCTTCATGCGGTTCAGCCACTCGGCGGGGACGCCATTGCCCTCCGACTCGGGCACCTCCTCTGCCTCGGGCTCGGGCTCGGGCTCGTGCTTCTTCATTACCAGAGGTCCAATCCGCCGAACCTCCCCATACGATGGCTCACCCATCCCGATGCGTCCGCCCTTCATAGC